AAAAACTCCATAGCTTCATCACAGAAAGTACAATTGGACTTTCTAACTAATAAGATATTCAAAGTCCTAAGTCTTTCGTTTGAAATCTAAACTCAGGCTTACCAATCTTTTCAATAAGACTATCAGATAACAATTCTATATAATGTGAACCTTCTTCTAGTTCTTTTTTTCTCTTAGGATCTGTCTCATCTTCAAACTCTTTAATCATAGTATTCTTAGCATCTCTCAAGTATTGTTTAACTTGAGAAGTAAAATATATATTAGTATGTCTAGCTAATTTCTTTTGATCAAATTTAATCATAATATAACTCCTTCTTCAGTTTGTTCATTTATTATATCACCTTCAAACGTTTCAGTCAACGGTTGACAGGTTGCAACTACATTAATAACATTACCGACAAAGTTTAACTTTATTGGATTAAAGTTTTTAACTTCCTGTTTACAATGTTCTTCTGTAGTTATCATTTCTATTTGAATTGGGAAGGTATTCCCTCCCAACATTGAAATGGTCAAATCAATGACCATTAACACTTCTTTAATCATTTTTAGCTTTCATTGATGTACTGATCATTAAGTACATCTCCATGACTATTTACAAGATTAACATAATCACCAAAATAAAAAAGAAAAGTTTGAACTAGCAAATCATACTCACCAGTCTCCATCATTTCTTTTATTATCTTAGAACCATTTTCACCTAAGTCTCTTGACATAGTTTTAGCAGTAGCACAAAGGTTCATTGCATTACCTGCAGGTCCGTCTATATTGATTGTTCTAGTATAGTTCATATTCTCACTCCTTGTTAAATGTTATACTATACTATTATAATCCCACAATAACGAATAAAGGTCAACAGCTAAAATAAAAAAAATTAAATAAATCATAAATAGTTAAAAGAGGAGAACAAATGGATCCAATTACTGCAGTTGCAGCTGCAACAGCTGCCTTCAATACCATTAAAAAGGGGTTTGAATTTGGTAGAGATGTTGAAAGCATGTACAAAGATATTGGCAGATGGATGAATGCTAATGAAGCTATTCATGCAGGCCATAATAGTGCTAAGAAAAGAGGTGGTGGTAGTGTTGAAGAAGAGGCTTTAGAGACGTTTGGTGCTCTGAAAAAAGCTAAACGTATGGAAGATGAATTACGTAACTGGCTTATTGCTACCCACGGAATGAATGCTTGGAATGATTTGTTAAGGATCCAAGCAGCCATACGTAAAAAGCGCAAAGAAGAAGCAGAGCGTAAACGACGTGAAATGGAAGCTATGATTAAATGGGTATTTGGAGGATTTATATTTATTGTTGTTGCATTTATTGCAATATGGGTAGGATTAAAATACTTTGGTTACTAATGAAATATTTCCTTATAATATTACTTGTTGTAATATTTGCACAAATAGTGTATACTAAAGAGAACAGTTATGTATATAAACTAGTCGGACAACAATGGGCTCTTGAAAGTGGCAAAAGAGTATTAAAATGTTTATATAGGTATGATATGATTAACAAGATAATAACTATCAATTATACTTATCCTTGTCCTGACCAAATAATAAATAATATTAAAGAATGAAAACATTTATTATATTAGCAGTACTATATCCTTCTTTTGTTGATTCTGCTCAATGGAGTGGAAGGGGTCACTTATATGATCAAAGAAATCAATACGAAGTGATGTGTAGGCTTGTTAAAGAGAAAAGAGTGGAACCATTTTTTGGTGAAGACTCAGTTAAGTGTCATTATAGATGTCAAGATTTTAAAGACATTAAAGATGAGTTTGTTATAACAACACATAGTAATCACGTATGTGAGAGGCAAGTAGTACAAACAAGAGGTGATTTTAGAGACTGGAGAAGTAAATGAAAAATGATGAATTTTTATCAACTATGAAATGGATTGCAATATTTACATTTGCATTGTGTTTATTTTTAGCATGGGATGCAGATAGTAGCGAGTCGTGGGATAATTATCTTAAAGAAGATATTTATGGATCACAAGAAATAATTCAAAGAGACCATATAATTATTGATGCTCCTTATAGAGCTATAGATCCAGCAGGAGTAGAAATCTTCATATTAAATGCTGGTGCTGTTAATCACGACTACAATAAACTTACATTAGTTATAGATGAAAATCCAACACCTTGTTGTGCTGTATTTGAGTTTATGGGAATTCGTCCTGCATTAGCAACAAATGTAAGAATTAATGCTTATACAGACTTGACAGTGATAGCTGAAGATGAAATGAAGAATTTAACCTACAATAAAAAATATGTAAAAGCTGCAGGTGGTTGTTCAGCTCCTCCAGTTGTATCAAGTGTAATGGATCCAGGTACTATACAAGTATTTCAAAACAACTCTCAGTTAAGAGTTGCTATCTTTCATCCAAACTATACAGGTATGCAATATGATCAATTAACTAGATCTGAAATACCAGCTGAGTATATTGAAAAAGTAAAATTATATGTTGACAATGAACATGTATTCTCTTATAGTGGTACTATAGGTATTGGACAAAATGTATTCTTTGAACTACCTATATATGCTTCTGGAAAAAGTATTAAAGTAATAGCAAATGATAATTTAGGAAATGAGTTTAACTATGATAATAACATTAACTGATTCTGCTAAAGATTATATCTATAATATAGCAGTAAAAAATAATAAGAAAATAGTTTCATTTGGTGTAGATGGAGGTGGTTGTGCTGGCTTCAGTTATAAATGGGATTATCTTGAAGAACCTATCAATGGTTATAGTTTAATGCCTATAAGAGATGACATAAAATTAGCTGTAGACAAAACTTCTGAGATGTATATAATGGGTAGCACTATAGATTATGTACAAGAACTTATGGGTAGTTTTTTAAAAATAGATAATCCACTTACAAAGTCTTCGTGTGGATGTGGAGAAAGTTTTAGTGTCTGATTATCCACCAAAACAAATTATGGACAAGATTGATAATATAGAAAAGAAGATAGATAGGATAGAAAAGAAATTAGATCAACACATTAACTTTATAATGAAAGTATATGGTCCTTTATCTAGACCTATTGAAAAAGTTAAAAAATGGTTTGAGTAATGACACTAGATGTTTTAATAAAAGAAGATAAAGTAGTTTTTATAGAAAGATATCCAACTGTTGCAGTAATGTTTGAACCAGGTTTAAAACCTAATACAGCATTGCACCCATATGAAATATTAGTATTTGATCATGGTACTATGGATCAAGTCATATCTCATTTAACACAAGAGTTTGGTTTTATTAAAAGACTCAACCTAATGAGCTAGTATCATTATAATGAATAATAATTATCATTTTAATAAAGAAATAAAATATATTTCTTAACGATTTTCACGGTTTTATTAATAGGTTGTTAATCGTATATTAAGGTAGAGTATGGTATAGTCTTATACATAATGGTATGAGGTCCGCGGTCGTTTATGACAACCGGCTCAGACTAAATATTAATATTTAACTAAGGAGCTTAATATGGCTTGGACAAAACCTCAAATTACTGAAATCTCAGTAGGCCTGGAAATCAATTCCTACGCTTGCGCTGAGCAGTAAATCAAAATTGGGCAGAGTATAATTCCCTTGAGGATTGAATCTGCCCTTTTCTTTTAAATAAATAAAAACATGGCATATAGTAAAGAACTTATAGATCACTATGAGAACCCACGTAATGTTGGTTCCATGGATAAGAATGATCCAACTGTTGGTACTGGTTTAGTAGGAGCACCAGCTTGTGGAGATGTAATGAAACTTCAAATACAAGTGGATCCAAAAACCAATACTATTACTGATGCTAAATTTAAAACTTTTGGATGTGGTTCAGCTATCGCATCCAGTTCACTTATAACGGAGATGGTTAAAGGAAAAGCTACTGATGAAGCAACAAAAATCAAGAATACTGATATTGCAACAACGTTGGCATTACCACCAGTAAAGATACACTGTTCTGTTCTTGCAGAAGATGCTATCAAAGCTGCAGTCAAAGATTATGAAGTAAAATGTGGATGCGATTCTCAGAAATAGCTTGACTTTCTACACAAAATCAATTACAATTAAAAAATAAATAATATTGCGACTTTAAAAAGGAGGAATAATATGAAAAATTATTATCTAAATTGGTTTCTAGGATTTGCACTAGTCTATATTTTTATTCAAGTAATAACTTTAGAGTTACCTGAAAGAGATATAGAAGATAAGCCACCTAGAATATTAAGCGAGAACACTGTTGA